AACGTGCAAAGAAATAAGACTTGGAAGAAACCTACACAACAATCATTAATTTGTGGCTATTGTAATTGGTGCAAGAAGATGCTTATGAGTGATGCAGGAGGATGGATTGTAACACATAAGAAACAATACTTTTGCCATGATGGTAAAGATGGTAGTTGCTTTGATAAATACTGTGTGGTAAAAATGAAACAACAACAGGAGAATAACTATGTATGGTAAATCAAGAAGTAAAAGTAAGCTAACAGCTAAGCAGAAAACTCTGCCAAAGTTTTTACAAAATAAAATTAAAAAATCTAAAAAGAAGAAGAAGTAATGAAAAAAGGTTATCACAAAACTAAATCTGGTAAGACAGCTAAAAAAGGTTTGTACTATAATATTAACAAACGTAAGAAAGCTGGTACATCAAGATCTAAAAAGAAATCTACAATTAGTTCTAAGGCTTACAAGAATATGAAGTCTGGATTTAAGAAGTAATTATTCTTTTAATAATTATATAACAATCAGCACAATAATATATTTTGTTCTCTACGATAACTGCATCTTTTTTGCATTTACAACACTTGTGCATTATCTAATAAGTTTCTCAAACTCCTGCCATAACGATTGCTCTGGCGACCAAAATCTTTTTTGATCCTTCTTCATTTCTATTGAGTGTAATACTGTAGTATGATCTTGTCCAAAATATCTACCTATATCTGTTAGGTTCATATAATATTTTTCATACAATAAATTATGGATTACATTTCTAGCTCGAACTATATCTGTGGTCCTACTCTTATTCATTAAAGTTTCTTTATGTACCTCAAAATGTACGCACACTCTATTAATAATACTTTGAACGTCAGATGGTTTAGGTTTAGTTACTTTGTAACCAATAATCTTTTTAACATTACTGTCTTGTATCTTTTCTTTTTGCAAGACTTCAGCTGCATATAAAAAACCTTCCGAGAACCCTACCTCATATAGTCTTTCTTCTTGGTTCGTAAGAAGGTAAAATGCTTTCTTAACTTTGTATATAAAATTATTTTGGTCTAAATGTTTGATGTGTTTATTATAATGTGTGCTTACATTTATGGTCATAGATCCCCTACAGATTTCTTTGTTTTTTTTATCAATGTAAACTAATGACTATTTAGCTGTCATTAATTTTTCTTTTGCCTGCTCAATTTGCCAAATCAAATTAAAAGAGTCTTGTTGTTTTTCTGCAACTCTTTTTTTAGCTTCCAAGTATTCTTCATGTGCTTTCGCTTGAAGGTCCTTGAGTTCTTGCAGACGAGTCTTCATCTCGTTCATCTTTCTCCTTTTTTACTTTTGTAAAATCTACCTTTAAGTTTTCGATTTTACATTCTACATATTCACCCTGTGCGTTGGGATCGGCAGCTTTCTCTACTTCATCAAATCTTTCAACCAGTTGGAAACTAGCTTCGCCAGATTTAATTCGTATATATTTAGTCATTTTTATCTCTTTTGTCTATATCTTTTTTGTGTAGATTAAATGTCATGTCATTGTAGATAGATAGGTCATGGTAGTTATCTGCCTTATAACCCTTGGTAGTTCTAAACAATTTAAGTGTCATCATGATTTGTCCTACTTGATATGGTCTTAGTTTTTTCTTTAAGTTATCTGCTAATATTAAAGTAAATAGATCAGCAAGTATAGTAAAATTATATTGGTAATCCCCATAATCTTTTTGACGATCACTAACTATTTTCTTTTTAATTTCTTTGTCTATGTCTGTTATCTTCATATCCAATCAATCATAGGTTTGCCATTGTAATTAACATCATATATAAACCAAGCAAATGCCATCAAACCACCTCTTTTATCATTTTTTTTAAAGCCTAATCTTCTTGAAAAGATTAAAACTTTTTTTAGTTTTTCTTGATTAAATAAAACAGAAGCTCTTTTCTTACCTTCTAAAAAAGATAGTTTACAAAGCAGAGCCATCTTTTTATTAATTGAATTTAAACCATGTAAAGTAAATTCTGTTGCTAAATTAAATGGTGGATTAGTAATTATGTTATCTACTTTTTCATTGGTAGTTAAAAAATCTTTTACTTCTCCATAACCTCTATCAATTAAATCAGAACTATAGACATCATAACCAGCTTTAATTAATGGATCTGATATTGCTCCATCACCACAAGAACACTCCCAAATTTTACCATCAAATTTTTCGTATTTAATTAAATCTTCTATTGCGTCTATTGGTGTAGCATAGAAATCATTTTCTATACGATCATTGTTAAAGTTATGACCAACCATTTGATATGCAGCTTTGTTCATATTAATTTATTTTTTTAAAGGTATGGCAAGGAAAAAACAATTAAGGGAGCTTTAGCAAAGAAAGGGAAAGATGCTAATATGATTAACCCAAAAAAACCTCGCCACACCATTGAACTACAATTCTAAATTAGTAGTTGTAGTTAGTTTTATTATATGCTGATCCTTGACCTTTTGCAAACCTGTTATTGTTAGGTGCAAAAGATTGCTGCGGTCCTCTCGGTTTGGCAGCACCAGAACCAGTATTCGATGGTGTCAAGACGACATTGATAATGCCTGTGGGATTACCTTGCTCGTCAAGATCATCAAATCCTGCTTGGTTGTACCAATTCTCTCCAATCTTAACACCTATTCGCCAGGTCTTACCCTCTGGTGATTTTGGATTAATGGGTGCAACAAAACTTGGTCTGTTGTCTCCTGGTTGTTTGTCTTGGTTGTGTGTAAGTTTTATATATATCTTATCACTCATATTATACTCCTTGTTGGTTTAGTTGTGTTTCATGTGTTTCATACAAATCTGTAACTTGTCTGTACACACGAACATTATTATTAGGATCAAATAAGGCAGAATTTTCTTTTTTGAATTTTCTAAGAGCATAAATATCATTAATAGATTTTATGGCATCTCTTACTTGATTCATATCAATGTTCATATCGACATTGGCATGAGCTGTACCACTTGGTTTTTGTTGTGGAATTTTATTGGTAGGTTTAGGTTCTTCAAAAGGTTTTGCCTTGTAGCCATCATCATTATCTAAACCTGTTTTTAAATTAAGTGCATTTAAGAAAGCATACTTCTTAGCATAAGACATACCATTACCAGTACCAAACTTATCTAAGTTTCCCATTGCAGAACATCCTTCAATATCAACATGACTTGTAGGATCTTCGATGTCATGTATTCTCATTGAACAAGTAACCATGATAAAAGTTTCTTTAACATAGTTAGTGTAAGTACAGATAGGATATAATCCATTGTTTAGTAATGACTCCATCGCCACTCTCTGAACTTCATCGTGCTGTAAAGGATTGAAGTGCATACCAGGAACTTTCTTTCCTTTTGCTACACCTCCTGCTTCACAAGCTGCTTTATGTAATTTTTGATATATATTTAGTTTCATGCGTCTAACCCCCATAGTTTTTTGATTTGTTTTTTTTGATCGTCTATTAAATCCCTATAATAAAAAGGATGATTTAATTCTGGTGGTTCTGCAAAGTGTGCTAACTTCTCTAAGTTACCTTCACAGAAAACAATTAACTCTTCCCATGACTTTAATCTTTGGGTCATAAGATTGTATTGTTCTTTTAAATAATCTGGTCTTAACATATCGTGTGTGTCATCAAAGATTGTATATTCATTTTCATTTACATAAAACAAAAAAGGTTTCTTCTGTGTGCAATGATAATAGAATGCAACTTGAGAAACGTGCATTGGGTCTGGATCGTTAGGTAGCTGCGTTGTTGCCATGTAGTATTCATCCTTACCTCTTTTTTTCTTTATGGTAACAGGCTTTGTTTTAGCTTCTCCTATGATGTCATTACTTTCATAATCTATACGACCAATAATATCATGGATCATGTCTTTACTTTTGCTTGACACATATCTTTCAGCAACTAATTTTGCATCACCAAATATTTCTTTGACACATTTTTTCATGTTCTCGATTGTTGGATGTGCGAAACTTACCATCATCTCTCTTGCAAGTTTATCTTTGTCATCTACTGGCGAACTATCTTTATCTATTGCTTTTAATTCTTGCTCAAATACTTCGTCATAGTTTTTATTTTCTAAAGTAATTTTTTTCTCACCTTGATATAAAATATCACATGATAATCTTTGAGCTGTGTTGTTGACCAAGTTTCCAAAGGGTGCTTTGTATCTTATCTTAAAAGTTCTTCTTAACTTTTGTGGTAAAGAATAATTACAAACTAATCTTGTAAAGTTTTGTGAACTGCTTGGCGACCAATGATCTAATCCTTCGCCACCATTAAAATTAATAAAATGTTTTTTTAATTGTTCTCTTATAATCATATTTCCTTTCGTTTTTTTTTATATTTATACAGATAAATTTTTGCTTGTCAAACTGTTTATATGCTATATATACAACCTAAAAGGATAATAAAACAAAGGAGAAATATGAAGCTCAGCGAGTATAGAAAAAAAGAAAAAATATCTCACTACGAATTTGGTAGAAGATTAAACTTAACAGGAATTAATCCTGCCACTAACGTGCAACGATGGTGTTTAGAGTCTAAAGAAAAAAGATTTCCTAAACCAAACATGGTTAAAAAAATTTTAGAAGTAACTAAAGGTAAAGTAACTTTGCAAGATTTATATGAAGCATGGTGGGATTATGAAGAAGGCAAATAAGTTTCCATACAAAAGAGTAAAAATTATTTGGCAAGATATTGTATCATCTAGCGATTGGACAACTTTAGAAAAAGCAAAACAACAAGTCTATTCTTTTTGTGAAGATACAGGTTATTTATTATATAAAGACCAGAAGAGACTTATCATATTTGCATCGCATAGCTTTGATGATGATGGAACATTAACAGTTGGTAACACCACAGTATATCCACGTTCTGTTGTTAAAAAAATAGAGGTATTAAAATGATTGATAAAGATAGAAGTAAAACATTAACAGTTATAAGTTTAGGTGCAGGAGTACAAAGCTCCACG